GTATAGATACCGTAATGGCCTATCCCACCTTTGATGATCGCGTTCTGGGTGATGTATAGCCCTTCGCCGACCTGGGGCATAGCTTCAACATGACCGGCGCGCAGCCAAGAAAGGCCGTAGTGATACGGACTGATTGTGTAGGCCGCAGCGGTGCCTGTCCCATCGTATGATGGCCCCATTCCCCAGATGTTTGCGCCCCAATCAACGGAGTTTCCGTTCCCTCCGCCATAGCCACCGTGAATCCCTGCGTGGAAGCCCGTAGCACCAGTCACCGTGCCACCGGCCAGCGGTAGCTTGGCATCAAGCGCTGCCTGCAGCCCGGTCGTCTGCGCGATAGTGTGAGCGTGCGCGGCCGGGTTCACGGTGACGTTGATGGCCAGGTCCGCTGCGCCGTCGAACGACCCACTGCCGGTCGCTCCACCGGTGAGGTTGATGGTCCGCGCCGTGGCTAACCTGGCCGCCTTGCCAGCGATCGATACGCCCGAAATGATGTTGTTGATTGCAATCTGCAGGAGGTTGCGGACGGCCTGGACCATGTTGGTGGTCGCCAGGACGGCCGTGCTGTTATTTGCTGCGTCGTTGCTGATCGCGTTTGGGATCTGGTCCAGGCCCACATCGCCCTTGGTGGTCGCCTGGGCGCGCAACTGAGGATAGGTGCCGATCCGGGCGGCGAAGTGCTGCACCAAAGGTCCCTTGATCACCTCGACCGGGCGCCGATCGGTGATGGTCGAGGCGGTCAGGTCGGCCAGCGCGATGCAGTAGTGCTGCACGCCCAGGGCATCTTTGTAGTCGGGTTTGGCGGCGGCGCAGGCGAGGCTCCAGCGGGCTACCACATCATTCAACTGCCGCTCCAGAACAATATCGAGCCAGACGGTTGTCGGCAGGGCCGCCGCTGGTACGGCCAGGGCTGCCGGTACATTCACCCGCACGCCTTCGACGTAGGCCAGACCGGGCTTGACCTGGTACACGGCACCGACCTTTTCCACCTGCAGGCCGGTGTCGAAGAAACAGGCTCGGCCGAACATGTCGCGATTGCTCAGGCGTTCGCGCTCGTCGATGCTAGCCAGGCGCACGGTGAAGTCATGCTGCCAGGTCTTAGCGTCGATGGTGATGCCAGTGGTTTCCTGGGCGCCGTTGTACTCGACCAGGACGTTACGAGTGACGTTGTTGCCGAGCTGCAGCGGCGGGATGTTCTTACGCTTCTGCTGCAGCGGCATATACGCCACGGCGAACAGTACGCCCTCGGTACTTTCCAGGCCCATCCAGTTCCAGTCGAAGTCGCCGATGTCGCTGCCCAACTGGGCGCTGTAGACGACTTGGTTGGGATTCACGTATCCGCTGTTGTTCGCTGGGATCACATAGGTGTAGACGATCTGGTTGGCCGGCGGCTTGCCGGCAGCGCGGTCGATCGGCTTGGTGGGGTCCAGCCCGGGCACGTTCGCGAAGATGAACTTCGAGACCACCAGGGCCTGCTTGGCGCCCTGCTTCTGGGCAATGAGGCTTTCGCCGGCGAGGGTAATTCTTGCCACAGATGGCTCCTACAGGCTGGCGACGACGGTCTGTTGGTCGTCGTTGAAGTCGGCAATGAAAGTGCGCATGGTCACGGGCGTGACCGTCACGAAGTCGTAGCGGCGGCAGGTGCGGCCGTATTGCTGGATGAGAACGCGCAGCAGCTCGGGGTTCTCGGAAAGCTGCGAGTCAGAAAGGGTCAGCAGGACTACGTCCCAGTCCCGCTCGGGCATCCGCTCCTCGATCTCGACGTAGCCCACGCCGAGGCGGCGCAGGATGCGCTTCAGGCCCGCTGTACTGCCGGCGTCCACGGCGTTGACGAACGCATGCTTCACGCGCAGGCGATACAGGCCCTCGGGCTCACCATCGAAGCGAGTGATGTCACGCTGCCAGGCCAGCAGGTCCAGGATGGTCAGGTGGCAGGTTTCAGCGTCCGCCTGCAGGAGCGGCCATTGCATCCATTCCTCTACCTTTCCCCACCAGGCCTGTGCCGAGGCCTTGAGCTTGGTCAGCTCCGGGCCGCTGAGCCAGAACGGTAGCTTCAGCTGGATCATGCCGGTACCACCTTCAGCGAATTGAGGCGTGGAATGTTCAACTGCGACACGATGTCGGTGTTATCGAAGCGCAGGGACTGGATGTCGGGAAACTGCTGGTGCAGCTCCTCGCCTAGGCGGCTGAAGCTAAAGCGTGATTGGGGGAGCGTCAGCGTCGGCTGGTAGTCGCTCAGAGTGCTTTCACGGAAGGCGGCGCGAATGAACTGCTCGACTTTGCCCTGCAGGGCATCGCGTCGCTCGGAGGTGAGGTTGGGTACCGGCCAGTAGGTCATCGTCACGTTGTGCACGGTTTCTGGCATGACGAAGACGACCAGATCGTCACCATGGCCATGGTTCCCGCCGTCGCGGATGTGGGTGTTGATCTGCTCCAGGTAGGTGGCCGCTGGCACGTTTGCCTCGAACAGCACATAGGCGTTCGCGCTGCCTGGACCGCGTGGCGCGCCATGCTCGAAGTACACGCCATCGGGGCGCACACCCGGGAAGGCGGCGATCATGGCGCGGTACACGGCGTCGGTGTGCCACTGGTTGACCGCCGAAAACTGATTGCGCACGCGCAGGCGCAGCTGGTCATCAGGTTCTGGATCGGCCCCGGGTGTGGACATCCAATCGTCCAGGTTCACCACTTGGGCGATGCCGGGAATCGGCTCGACAAGGATGGCGTAGTAACCTGGGGCAAGGTTGTAGCCACTGCCTACCTCCCGCGCCTCTGCCGGTACAAGCTTTTGCAGCTGGCCATCAGTGAAAACAGTAGGCTCAGTGGTTACCAGTTGGTAGATGTGACCGTTGATCGCGGCGGACTGCACCACCACGCCCGCCGGCATTTCCAGCTCGCCGGCGGTGTTCTCACGGGTGAACAGCAACATGCCCTGGGCCTTGGTCGCCCCTTTGCGCTCGACGTTGACCGCCCAGGCCAACATGTCCAGCCATTTGCCCCCAGCGGTCTTAACGAAGAAGTTGGGCAACACGGTGTCGCTGACGAATCCGATCAGCCAAAGCACAGGTTTGGTCACCAGGGCGGTGACCAGTCGCCAGAAAGGCGAATAGGCGCTGGTGTTGCTCAGCTTGCTGCCCTTGGCGGCCACCTCCGCCTCCCAGGCCTGGCGCAGGTCCGTCTCGGTCGTGGGAATACCGGCGTCCTTCAACGCCTGGCGGAAATCTACGTCGCTCACAGATGTACCTCGATATCACCGAACTTCAGGGTTTTGGCCGTGACCAGGTACACACCTGGGCTGTCCTGCAGGATCCGCGCAGTCCCCGGCACCAGGCGCTCGTCGTCCTCCACCAGCAGCTCTAGCTGCAGGATGCAGTCTGCTTGGCGCTGCCGGCTGCGCTCGGCCATCAGCGTCACCAGCAGCCCGCTTTCGCGGATCATGTGGGCGATGTCCTGGGCAATGCTGGCCCGGTCCTCGATCAGCAGTGGCTGACGGGACGGGTCCAGCACCAGGTCGTTACCGTGGATGAACAGATCGATGTACTCGCCCATCAGCCCACCGCCATGCTGAGCATGCTTTCCAGCTCCAATGGGGTTATGGCCTTGCTGGTGTTGATCTCCACCTTCTCCACATGGAACTTGCGGTCCTGGCTTTGGGTGGTGTTCTGGATCTGCTTGAGCAAGCCGCCCTGGGGCACTGCAGTCGCGCGAACGGGCGCCACGGTGGGGGCGACCTGGGCCAAGCGCTCTCGGTTACGCTCGACCTGATCGATCGGCTCGATGGTCGGCGCCACCTGGACCTTGGGCTGTTGCTCCAGGGCCTTGAGGACAGGGGCGAGGCTGTCAGGCTGTGCGGATGCACGCTCCTGCAGCTTGGCCACCGGTGCTGGCATTTGCGGTACCAGTTGCAAAGCCGGAGCAGCGGGCAGGCTGGGTAGCGGTACCGCCGGTTGTTCCGGCAGGGTCGACATGGACGGCGGCACCAGCTGCATCGGTTTGGGTTGCTGCTCGAGGACCTTGGCCACCGGTGCCGGTGGAGCAGCCGCCGCTGGCAGTGGCGTGACCAGTGGTGCAGCCGGCCGGACCTGCATCAGGGTCTCGGCCGCAGGCAGAGGCAGCAGTGGTTCGGCTACTGGGGTGACGCCGATCGGCACGGTTTGGCCCGGGATCTCGGGAACCTTGGGCGCCGCCGGCAGGTCACCGAAACCAGCCTCGATGTTCACGCCCGGAATCTTGTTCAGCATTTCGACCAGGCTACCGATCGCCTTTTGGAAGATCGCGACGATGCCGTCCCAGGCCGCCTGAGCCATGCCGGACCAACCGCCCATGGAGTCGAACCAGGCGCTGAGCTTCTGCAGCTGCTGGTCAACCCACTGGAACGCGGCCGTGTTCATAATCACCGCTGACAGCTCGTCCCAGTAGACGATGGCGGCGGCTACTGCGGCGACCAGGGCCACGATGCCGACAACGACCAGCAGCGCAGGGTTGGCCATCATCGCGGCGTTGACCAACCAGATTGCGCCCTGCCACAGCATCATGGCGCCCTTGGCCAGGCCAATGACCGTGATCATCGCCAAGACGCGGGCAACCAGGAACACGCACTGAATTGAGTGGGCGATGAACATCGCGATGCTTCGCCAGCCCGTCCAGGTCAGCAGCGCCCAAACCACCTGCAGGCCCATAAAGGCCATCTTGCTCAGGCCGACGATAACGGTTAGCACGCTGAGCGCGGCGGTGATGCCCAGGACGGCCAGGGTCGCGATGCCCAGGACACGGGTGATGTTCGGGAACAGCTGGGTCCAGCGGGTCAGGGTCTTGCCGATGTCGACCAGGCGGGTCATCAGCGGCTGGAGCATCGGGATCAAGGCCTGGCCAAAGGCGATACGCAGGGCCTGGACCGCCTGGCCGAACTGCTGCCACGGGTCGACCATGGCCTGGGCCATCTTCTCAGCCTGCTCGAGACCGCGGACCTTGCCCAGCTGGTCCATGCCGTTCTTGAGGCGGTCAGTGTCCTGGGCGAGCGCACCGATCACCTGGGCGCCTTCACCGCCAAATGCCTCGACCAGCTTGGCATTGGCGGCGGCGTTGCGCAGATCCCCGAACTTGCCCTGCAGCGTGGCCAGGATGTCCAGCATCGGCATGACCTTGCCGTTGGTGTCGGTGAACTTGATGCCCAGCTTCTCCGAAGCGTTGCCGATATTCTCGAAGAACGCCTTGTAGCGGCCGCCGGCATCGCCGCCTTCCATGGTGCTGCTCAGGCTGCCGATCACGGCCATCTGCTCGGCCAGATCGATGCCAGACGCGGTGGCGATCGCCCCGGCCTCCTTGAAAGCATCCTTCATAGCCGCGCCATCGGTGCGGAACAGTTGCACAGCCAGGGCGGTCTGGCCGCCCAGCTTCTCGACCCACTGGCTTTTGCCCATGGCGTCGGCCTGCTGTTTCTGCAGGTTGTAGAGCGTGCCGACGTATTCGCCCATCACATCCGC